GTCTGTCATTGGTGTAGTTCCCATTACTTCAAATACTGTTGGGGTCTCACTTGGATAGTTAATTTCATTCCAGATTGTGTTTCCTTCAACATCTTTTATGTTGGTAACTTTTTCTCTAGCTGTTAATTTTTCAGAAGTTCTTACCTGAATAACTTGATCATTTAAATACTTGTTTGAAAAAATTTGCTTATCGCTAGATCGAGTCGTTGCAGAGTTGCTGATTACACCCTTTGCGTGACATGCAATTGTTTTATAGTAATTCCACTCTTTTACGATTGCTCCAGTATCTGGATCTTGAATTTCAGACTGTCTGTAAACATCTAAATTCATAGACAAGACAGAGTCTACGATGCCACTCATTATATAATCTCAGCTTTAATTGTTAAGACATAATCGGCTAACAGGTTGTCCGCAAAAGCGTTGCCTGTGCCTGTATAAGCATCTCCTGTATACTCAAAATCCCAGTCAAATGTTGATATAGACTTGACGTATTTGTTTCTCCAAGCAGTGTCCTTAGAGAAATAATCTTTTATAAGCTCAATAGCTGCTAGCTCTACATTATCTGGAACTTCGCTCCAACCAAATCTACCAGTTACTTTATAAGGAACTCCTGAATTAAATAATCCTGAGTAATCATGAATGCTGGGTGGAACCATACCGTTTGCTGTATAGACTGTGTTATCTACTAAACTTGCTCTATTAACTCTAATACCATATCCGCTTTCAGAAATCTGAACAGGGAAATTCCAGTTGTTAATATTATTAATATTGTCTAGTAGTAGGGTGTCGTTCATTGTTAGGCTATGAAGTGCATTTATCTTAGCAGGCAGCGGAAGAGTGTCTGAATCATATCCGTAAACTACCTGAATGTCGTCATATAGGAAAAACTTTTGCCCAGTATATTCTTCAATTTGTTTTCTAGCATAACGCTCTGCTTTTAATAATTCTTTGTAAGACTTGTATCCTGGATCAGATGAGTCTGTGCTAAATCCTAAATCTTGTACGTGGTTAAAATCAACATATGGGGTTACCACAAAAACTGTGTCTGATCTAACAACAGCAGTTCCGCCTATAGAGTATTCCCATTGTAGTTTCAGGGTTCTGCTTCGGCCAGTAAGAGAGTACGGAATATTTACACTGTAAGTTCCAGGATTGCTTTCGTCTATTGCTGATGTTAATGTGCTTAATAAAGTTGTAGGGAGTACGGCAGGACTAATTGTCGCATCTAGAGTGGTATCGTATATCTTAACAATAGGCAATGAATCTGTGACTGCAATGTCACCGTTCCAAAATACTTGATGAACAATTGGTGATTGTGATTTAACTAAAATCTCTGCCATTTTATTGACTTAGACTAGCTGTAATACTCCTGGACTTCTCTAGGAGATGCTAACCTAAAGCCTTCCTCCTTATCAAAAATTTCTTGAGCGATCTCTTCAGATAAGGCTACGAATGGATGCTCTTTGGTAAAAGTGGCTCCCATAATATCAAATCTAAAGTTCTCTCTGGTCATTCTTACTAATACTGTATTTTCTGGCTGTTCTACTTTTGGATCAAACTTTGGCAATACTTCTATTGACATGTCTTCCGTCTCTTCTTCAATCTTTTTAATAGTGCTGTTATATACAGACCATGTAACGCCCTCTTCTGCAAGAGAGGCAATAATATCAACCTTGGTTTTTAGGCCTTCGGTATCGACTGCAAAATCTTCTGCGATCTTTCTTAGCTCTGATATCTTTAATGTCTCAAATGACATGCAAATCTCCTATTTCTACTTAAAGCAATTATAGCATTGTTAAATTAAAATGAAAAGCCCCTAAAATTAATTAGGGGCCTTTCCAACTAGTTAAATCCTATTATTAGGAAGCAACCTTAACGTTACGAACAACTACCCAAGCATCTGCCTGCTCGATTTGAACGCCAACACGAGTATACAATGTGTACTCGATTGAGTCCTTACGTGGCTCGAAGAAGCGGTAAACGGTTACATCACGCTTGATACCAATAACTACGTTATTTGGGAATGTCAAGTGGACGTCTCCGTGGTTTCCTGATGGAGAAGAGTATGATCCAGTCTGTGTCTCAGGAAGAAGTGGAACTTCAACAATCGGAATACCGAATGCGAATGGTGCCACATATCCTGCTGGTCCACCTAGTGGTGAAACTCCTCCACGGATTACGCTTGATGCGATATCTTGTGGAATTGTTTGGTTTGTTCCAATGCTGTTAGCATATAGGAAATCCTGAATCAGGTTTGATCCTGCTAGGAAGCGAAGGTCTGCACGACGTTGCTTGTACTTACGTGGCATTGCCTTGAGTGCTTTGTTAAACAACTCACGGCTTACGCCTGCTCCAAGAGCATCTACTACGTGTGCATTTGCCTTTGCCTTCTTTACAACGCCATCAAATGACTTGTATAGGGCATCGGTTGTTAGGGATGTATCACCATTGAGGATTACATCTTCAATGTCGTTACCTGCCTGTGTTGCCATCAAACGTGCAATATGATCTTCAAGATCTGCACCTTCGATGTTATCTTCTAGTGACTCTGTTGAAAGTTCCCAGTCCATGCGGAGCTTCTTTGTAGTCAAAGAGATTTTTGAGAAAGTTACTGCGCCATTTACGGCTGTATTGTCACCTTCGGTTGCAAGCTTCATAAGCTTCTCACCAACGGACATACGATCAATCTCAGATGTGTCAGCCTTCATACGAACTGTACGGGCGACCTTACCGATTACGGTAGCGTCGAACATGTAGTCCAGGAAGCGAGCTGATTGTTCTGCGTTTAGGAGACCAGCGTTGCCTGCCTCGCCAGCTTTATGCTGACCAGTAGCAGAACCACCTGTGACTCCTGCAAAAGTACCTGTTGCAGTTGTACCTGCAGCGATAGCTTTTTCTAAGTTTTCATTACTCATTTTATATTTCACCTACCTTATTTTAGTTAAAAATTTCGTTCACGGAACCAAGGAAAGAACCGTTCCACTTTGATTTTTTGATCATTACTTCCTGAGACCCGCCAAGGTCTGAGGACTTCTTAATTGCAGTCTCTGATTCTACTGCGTCGACACGCTTTTGTACACCATCAATCGTGCTCTTGATATTTTCAACAGCAGTTGAGAGTGCTGTGTGTTGTTCTGCCAACTCTGAAATTCGGCTATCTACGCTCTTGCTGAACGTTTCAACTGTATCTTTAATTGTTGAAACCTGTACTGCATTTGCTTCTGAAGCCTTATTCAATGTCTCTGAGAAAAATCCCTTAAGGTCGCCAAGCATTTTAGCAAAATCAGGTTCATCAACCATAACTTCTGATACATCGGCTGCTTTTTCTAGAGTTTCGGCAGGAGCGTCTTCTACTGGTGCTTCTACAACTGCTGGTGCTTCTTCGGCAACAACTGATGCTTCCGCAACTACAGTCTCTTCGACTGCTGTGTTTTCTGTGTTTTCTGACACTTCATTACCTCCTTCTATGTCTGCCTGTTTTGCAATTTGTGTTTCAGGCGTGGACAATCTTGATTTTTTATGTAAATCAAGAATCTTTTTTTATTTCTTTTGCTTTGTTAACATCGTTTGACTCTACCCATCCGATTAGTGTTGCAGGCTTTCCTGTAACTGGGGAATCGTATGATGCTTCTGTTGAAATAAATACTGAGTCTGAGTCTGCACAATAAAAAATGTTTTCTGCTTTAACTTCAGTTGCTATTCCTTTAAATATTAGTTCGCCGTTCATCTTGGAGATAGAAAGGATGTTACATAGTTCGTTTGCTGGAGAGTCGACAATTGAAAGCTCCATTAAAGAATAGTCCTTAATAAATCTTGTTGTCTTACCAGTTGACTTATTGACTTCGTTATCTGATTCAATAATCTTTCCGCCGATTGAAAATCCTGTTAGAGTTCCATCTAGAACTTTTTCCCAAGTATCTTGAGCACCCTTTGAAACGTATGCGTCAACATAGACTCCATTATAAAATTCTTGCGACTTAGCATCATAGTATGTTTCTGGCTTAAATGAAATCATTTTGCCAACTGCATTTGAGCTGTGCATCTCACGAATGTTTCCTCGGAAATTTTCAAAAGCTTTAATGCTTGCTTCCATAGTTACTACGTCACCTGTCTGATCAACGTTGTCTAGTGTTGCAAAACCTGAGACAGTACGCTTTTCACGGTTGACTTTTGTAAATGGGACCGATAAAACTATCTGATCGCCATTGGAAGACCATAAGGATTTTTCAATGTTCATATGCTTAATTTTATAACGTTATCGTATATAAGGCAAATAATGGTTGAGCAGGGTCAGTCGACTTGTCTTCCGTCTCCTTGAGCATTTCTTCCCTCTCCAGAAATATCGGGGGAATTTGCAGACCTTTCAGAATCTCTAGCTCTGGTTTTTCCTGCCTGTGCTCTAACCTCTGCCTGTGCCTGTGGCTTTAACTCTACAACTTTATCTCCACCATCAATTGGAACCATGCCCATTCTAATTCTTACTTCATTAGGAGTTACTACCTGCATCCTTAAATATCTTTCATCAATTTTAGACTGAGTGTCTTCGTCGGTCAAAGTAAGCTCATTAAATTTAAGAAGCAGGGCATCGGTCATTTCTTCAATAATTTTATTTAATTTCTTTTCTAAATTCATTTGTGCTGGGCGGCATACTTGCTCTCTAAATGTTTTATCGGCATCTCTGGCTACCGCTAAATTTACTCCCTCTGGAGTTCCAATTTTATTAATTGGCACACGGTGAGATAATAGAATTTCGTCTCTATTTGATTTACGATATACGTTAAATGAAGACTCTTGGGTTCCCGCCTCAATTGGCTCCATCTTAAATTCAACCTTTGAATCTGGTGAATCTGGAGGAAGTGGAATATATAGAGATCTATGGTTCTTGCCCCTCAGTCCAACTTGGAAGAACTCAAGCAATTTACGCTCTGACTCTGTAGAAAGCTTTGCACCCTTTACTGTAATAATGTAACGAGGCACCGCCTTATTCTCAAAGTAATCAAGGTTGTACTTACCAGCAAATTCATTTCCTGCCATTGCATTTGATGACGCTACAATATCTGGGATACCGTAGTAGTTATTTGTAGGGGTGTACTTCTTAAGATGAATAATTTCGTTAGGTCTATCTAGCCCGCCTGCAATTGGATTTTCTGTTTCCTGATCTCCAAATGTACGAAAGAACACAGCCTTGCCGTAAAGCAGTTGAATAAAGCCATCACGCAAACGGCGTATTCTCATAGTCTTTGCGGGTATGTGACCGATATATCCAATCTTGCCAGCAGATGTTCTGCTAATTTCAATGTAGCCATTCCCTGTTGCTTCA